GTACACACCATCTAAAACGCTGGATTCTTTTCTGCAGAAGATTTCTGCAACTGCATCCAAAGGCACGCCGATCAACCAATTGGACAAGCGGCTGGAGCTTTTGAAATATTAAAACCTATAGGAGGACTGATACTATGACAATTCAGGAACTGAGAGAAAAAAGAAGCAAGGCATGGGATACTGCCCGTGACTTTTTGGATTCCAAGCGAAATGAAAGCGGTCTGCTTTCGGAAGAGGACAGCAAGACATATGATGCCATGGAGCAGCAGATTGTGGCATACGGCAAGGAAATCCAGCGGCTGGAACGACAGGCTCAGATTGAAGCGGAGATGAACAAGCCCACTTCTACGCCGATTCAGAACAAACCGAACGCATCCATTCACAGCGATACCAAAACAGGGATTGCATCTGATGCATACCGTACTGCTTTCTGGAACAGCATTCGCAACCGCAATTTTTACGATGTCCGAAACGACCTGCAGGTTGGTACAGATACTGAGGGTGGCTATCTTGTGCCAGATGAGTTTGAACGGAAGCTGGTGGAAGCCCTGACCGAAGAAAACATTTTCCGGCAGCTGGCAACCGTTATCAAAACTTCCTCCGGTGATCGAAAGATTCCCATCGTTACTTCTAAGGGCGAAGCCGCCTGGATGGATGAGGAAGACGCATATAAGCTGTCTGATGATACCTTTGGACAGGCTTCCCTCGGTGCATACAAGGTCGGTACGGCAATTAAGATCTCTGAGGAACTGCTGAATGATGCTGCTTTTGACCTGCCGTCTTACATTGCAAAGGAATTTGCAAGAAGAATCGGTGCAAAGGAAGAAGAGGCATTCTTCATTGGTGACGGCAAGGGCAAGCCGACCGGTATCTTTGCTGCAACGGGCGGTGCAGAAAGCGGAGCAACAACCAGCACTGCAAATATCACTTTCGATGATGTTCTGGAACTGTTCTATTCTCTGAGAAGCCCGTATCGGAAGAAAGCTGTATGGGTACTCAACGATTCCACAGTAAAGGCACTTCGTAAGCTGAAAGACAGCACTGGCAATTACATCTGGAATCCGTCTGTACAGGCTGGCGTACCGGATACCATTCTCAATCGTCCGTACTACACTTCCAGCTATGTGCCGGAAATCAAGGCTGGTGCAAAGTGCCTTGCTTTCGGCGATTTCAGCTATTATTGGATCGGCGACCGTCAGGGACGTTCCTTTAAGCGACTGAATGAGGTGTTTGCAATGAGCGGTCAGGTTGGATTCCTCGCCTCTCAGCGTGTCGATGGCAGACTGATTTTGACCGAAGCCGTAAAGACACTTGGCATGAAAGCGTAATCAGAGAAAGGGGTTGGAGTGGGTGGTAACTTTACAGGAAGTCAAGCAATATCTGCGGATTGATTTTGAAGATGACGATACATTGTTGCTCTCCCTTATTTCAACTGCAAAACAGCTGGTAATGGATGTGGGAAGAATGGACGAGGAACGCTTTTCAGAAAACGAAGATGTGGTACGGACAGCAATGCTCTACACAGTTTCCTATCTCTATGAAAACCGCAATACTGCAGACTTTTCCAAACTGACATTAACACTTCGTGCCATGCTGTTTGCACAGCGAGAGGATGTGATTTGATGGAAATTGGAACACTCAATCAGCGAATCACCTTTCTGGTGAATCGTGTCGTTACCGATGAAATCGGAAATCACACCGCTGTGTGGGACGAAGCCTTTTCCTGCTGGGCAAAAGTGACTTTGAAAGCTTCTGCGGAGCATACGGACGCTGGTGTGACCAAAGAAACACAAACACTGGAATTCCTCATTCGGCAAAGTCAGCACTGGATGCCGTCTGTAACAGGCAATCGAATCTTGTTTCAGGGAAACATTTATGACATCACCGGTATTACACCGGATTATCTGCACAAGGATTATCTGAAACTTACTGCAGAAGCCAGAAAGGCAGGACAAAATGACCAGTATTGACAATCTTGCAGAGGAAATCATGCAGGGCTTGCAGGAGTATGCAGACCTTGCAGATACCGCCATGAAAAAGGCTGTCCGGAAATCTGCCACACAAGTGAAAAACGAAATCTCCGCCAATGCTCCGAGGGACACTGGAAAATATGCAAAAAGTTGGGCAACGAAAAAGACTGGTGAAAACAGTCACTCTTTGGAGATGACTGTCCACAGCAAGAATCGTTACCAGCTGGCACACCTTTTGGAAAAGGGACACGCCAAGCGTGGCGGTGGACGTGTATCCGGCAAACCGCATATTGCTCCTGCGGAAGAAAACGGTGTACAGTTGCTGGAGCATTTAATCGAGGGGGCGTTGTCATGACCTACGAACAAATCGCAGAAATGATGGAGGAAATGGGACTGCCTTTCGCCTACCATCATTTTGCCGAGGGCGAAAGCCCTGCACCGCCTTTTTTGCTGTTTTTATCTCCCGGAGAAAATACATTTTCAGCGGATAATTTGGCATATTTTAGTTGCAAACAACTGGACATTGAATTGTACACAGACAAAAAGCAACCGGAATTGGAAGAACAGGTGGAGGCAGTGCTTGCCCAGCATGAAATTTATTATACAAAAACAGAAACATTCATTGATTCGGAAGAATTGTATGAAGTGCTCTATGAGATGGAGGTTTGATCTATATGGCAATGGAGAAAAACAAGGTAAAATTCGGTCTGAACAAAGTTCACTATGCAAAAATCACCTCTTATGATGAAGAAGGTGTGCCGACTTTTGCAAAGCCGGTTCGCATTCCCAGTGCAGTGTCGCTGTCTATCGATGCAGAAGGTGAAGCATCCAATTTTTACGCTGACGATGGTGTGTACTATGTGATCAACAATAACTCTGGTTACACCGGCGATCTGGAAATCGCATTGGTTCCGCTTGAGTTTGCGACAGACATTCTCGGAGAGAAACTGGATGAAAAGGGCGTTCTCACGGAAACCAATACTGCGGAAGTATCCCAGTTTGCACTGCTGTTTGAATTCAGCGGCGATAAGAATAAAATTCGTCACTGTCTGTTCTGCTGTTCTGCCTCTCGTCCGGCAACAGAATCCAGCACCATTGAGGACGAAAAGGAAGTTAAAACAGAAACGCTGTCTTTGACCGCAACAGCGTTGAACAGTGGTTTGGTAAAAACTAAAACCTGTGAGAAAACGGATGCCGAGGTTTATGAGAACTGGTATAAGGCGGTATATATGCCCAATCTGACTGCCGCTGTACAGAGTGGTAAGGCATCCGCAGCATCTGTAAAAGCGTAAGGAGGGTGCAGTATGGCAATTCAGAAGAACATCACCATTGACGGGATTGATGTGCCGTTCAAGGCAAGTGCAGCAGTTCCCAGACTGTATCGCTTGAAATTCCGCAGAGATATTTATCAGGACTTTGCAGCACTGCAAAAGTCTGTGGGAGAAAATACAGAGGAATCCTCCGCACTGGACATTGAAAGCCTTGAGGTATTTGAGAACATCGCCTATATCATGGCAAAACACGCCGATGCAGCCATTCCGGCTTCTCCGGATGAATGGCTGGAACAGTTCAACACGTTCAGCATTTACGAAATCCTGCCACAGCTGATTGACCTCTGGGGCTTGAATGTAGAAACACAGGTCAAGTCTAAAAAAAACATCGCCCGATTGACCGACCGATGACAACGCCCCTCTTCCTTCTACGGTGTGTGCAGATCGGGCTGTCCCTCTCGGAGCTTGATCTGCTCACGATCGGAGTCGTGAATGATATGTTCACCGAACGGGAGAATGACGAATACAAATATCATATGTTAGCGGATCAGAGTGACTTCGATAAATTTTGATAAGGGGGTGAGATTGTATGGCTAATAGAATCAAGGGCATCACCGTAGAAATCGGCGGCGATACCACCAAGCTGTCCAAAGCACTGGAAGGTGTCAACAAGGACATCAAGGGTACGCAGACGCAGCTGAAAGATGTCCAGAAACTGCTGAAGCTTGATCCCACCAACACGGAACTTTTATCCCAGAAGCACAAACTGCTGGCAGATGCGGTATCTGCCACCAAGGAAAAGCTGGAAGTGCTGAAAACTGCCGCAGAACAAGCCAATACGGCTCTTGCAAATGGTGAAATCTCACAGCAGCAGTATGATGCTTTGCAGCGTGAGATCATCGAAACCGAAAACGAACTGAAACGCCTGACCACAGAAGCAAACAATTCTCACACCGCCTTGGAAAAGATGGGCGTTCTGGGTGAAACGCTGCAGTCCGCCGGGGACAAAATTTCCGGTGTGGGACAAAAGCTGCTGCCGGTCACTGCCGGTGTCACGGCTCTGGGAACCATTGCCGTGAAAACTGGTGCGGATTTCGATTCCGCCATGTCAAAAGTGGCAGCTGTTTCGGGTGCGACCGGTTCAGAGATGGATGCTCTCCGGGAAAAAGCACGTGAAATGGGCAGCAAAACAAAATTCTCTGCAAGCGAGGCTGCGGAAGCCATGAACTATATGGCAATGGCAGGTTGGAAAACCAATGATATGCTCAGCGGTATTGAAGGCATTATGAACCTTGCCGCCGCTTCCGGTGAGGACTTGGCGACAACTTCGGACATTGTCACGGATGCTCTGACCGCTTTCGGTTTGTCTGCTTCGGACAGCGGACACTTTGCGGATATTCTGGCGGCCGCAAGTTCTAATGCCAATACCAACGTCAGCATGATGGGTGAAACTTTCAAATATGCCGCTCCGGTGCTGGGTTCTTTGGGATACTCTGCTGAAGACTCTGCCATTGCCATCGGACTAATGGCAAACGCCGGTATCAAATCCTCACAGGCTGGTACAGCACTGCGTTCCGCTATCACCAATCTGGCAAAGCCGACAGGCACGGTAGCATCTGCCATGGAACAGTACGGCATTTCTTTGACGGATAGTTCCGGCAAGATGTACTCTTTACGGGAACTTATGGAACAACTCCGACAGAAATTAGGCGGTCTTTCCGAGGCAGAACAGGCACAGGCGGCTGCCTCGCTGTTTGGCAAAGAGGCTATGTCCGGTATGCTGGCGATCATCAATGGTTCCCCGGCGGATTTTGAAAAGCTGTCCAATGCCATTGACACCTGTTCGGATACAGTAGACGGCTACAATGGCACGACCGAAAAAATGGCGGCTGTCATGCAGGATAACCTTGCCGGACAAGTGACCATTTTGAAATCTCAGCTGGAAGAATTGGCGATCAGTTTTAGCGATATTCTGATGCCCACCATTCGCTCCATTGTTTCCCGCATTCAGGAACTGGTGGACAAGCTGAACCAGTTGGATCCGCAGACAAAAGAAACCATTGCGAAAATTGCACTGGTGGCTGCTGCTCTGGGACCCATGCTGGTGGTACTGGGAAAGACCATCTCCAGCGTGGGGACGGTCTTTTCCGCAGTGTCCAAACTGCCCGCCCTTTTCTCTGCTGTGCAGAGTGGCATCGGAGCCATTACCGGAGCGTTGGGTGTGTCACTGGGTCCGTTGCTTGCCATTATCGCAGCTGTTGCCGCTTTGGTAGCTGCCTTTGTGCATCTCTGGAAAACCAATGACGAATTCAAGAGCAACATCATCGCCATCTGGGAACAAATCAAAAGCACCTTTACCGGATTGACACAGGGCATCACTGACCGGCTAAATGCTCTGGGATTCGACTTTGAGAGTTTCACCGATGTGCTGAAAGCGGCGTGGGATGGACTGTGCAATCTGCTGGCTCCTATTTTTGAAGGCGTCTTTCAGAATATCTCCAATATTTTCTCTGGATTTGCAGATATTCTCTTAAATTCACTTGATGTATTGATCGGTTTGTTTACTGGTGACTGGGAGCAGTGCTGGGACGGCATCAAGGGAATTTTTACATCTATCTGGGACTTCATTGTCAACACATTCCACAATATCATGAATACCCTGAAAGGTATTGCGGATGTGGTATTGGGATGGTTCGGAACAAGTTGGAACGAAGTCTGGACTTCCATCAAAACATTTTTCGTGGACACATGGAACAGCATTGCTTCCTTCTTCACGGGAATCGTTACCGGAATCCGGGACTTTTTCGTCAACACCTGGACATCCATTTCCAATACCTTCACTACCATTGTCACTGCCATTCAGACGGTGGCAACGACCGTATTTACAGCGATCCGGGATTTCTTCACTGTCATCTGGACTGGAATCTACAACTTTTTCAGCACGATTTTCAATGCCATTTACACTGTGGTTTCTACGGTATTTCAGGCGATTCATAACGTCATTACGACCGTTTGGAATGCCATTTACACCACCTTAGAACCGCTGATCACAGCATTCGGCTATCTGTTTCAGACGATTTTTGAAGCCATTCAAATCATTGTGGGTAGAGTGATGGACTGGATCTCGGAGAAGATCAGTGCCATTTGGAATGCAATTGTATCGTTTTTAACACCGATTTTAGAAGGCATCCGAACGACATTTGAAACCATCTGGAATGCCATTTTCAATACGATTTCCACGGTCTTGACAGCGATTCAAGATGTGGTGACTACGGTTTGGAATGCGGTATCTGGTTTCATTTCGTCTGTCCTGTCAGCGATCTGGAATGTAGTTTCTTCCATCTGGAACAGCATCTCCGGCACAATTTCCGGTGTGATGAATGCCATTTTTTCTGTGGTATCGTCTATCTGGAATCAGATTTCTTCTGCGGTTTCCAATGTTCTGAACGCCATCCAATCGGTGGTATCTAACATCTGGAACAGCATCAAGAACACCATTTCCAACGTGATGCAGAGCATTTCTTCTACGGTGTCCAGCATCTGGGACAACATTTGTTCTGCAGTTTCTGATAAGATCAGCGGTATCCAGTCCACCATTCAAAGTGGATTCGAGGCGGCTGTCGGATATATCAGGGGATTGGCTTCCGATGCTTGGAACTGGGGACGGGATATCATTCAGGGAATCATTGATGGCATTCAGAGTGCCATCGGCTGGCTGGCGGACTGCGTCACCAATGTTGCCGATACAATTCGGGATTTCCTGCACTTTTCTGTTCCGGACAAAGGACCGTTGACAGACTACGAAAGCTGGATGCCGGACTTTATGAAAGGACTGGCAGACGGCATCGACAAGAGCAAGAAGTATGTGGAGAAAGCCGTGGGCGGTGTGGCGAAAGCCATGCAGCTGACCATGGATTCTGATTTGAATTACAGCTTGAATGGTATTTATGGTGCTGTTGTTGACGGCAGTTCCGGTGGTACGGTCAATAACTACTATAATAACGACAACAGCCGGACAGTGAATCAGACCAATAATAGTCCGAAGGCACTGTCACGGCTGGAGATTTATCGGCAGACGAGAAATGCGCTGAAAGTATGATCATTTCAAACTTTTTTTATACTTACGATACTTATCTCGAATAAGCGCATAAGAAATAAGATTAGCAATTACATGACCCACCTCTGGATCATCAAGTCTCCATAATTTGTCATTGATTAACGTACCAAGATAAAATTTTTTTCCATCAATCATCTCTGGACAATACTTTTCTACAAATGTTCTTAATTCAGAAATTTTTCCACTACCGATATTTCCAATTGCAATTCTGCCATGATGATAAAAATCACATATTTCATCATTTACCTCAAGATTTTCATCTAAAACTAATTGTAACGCATGATGTGAACTTTCTTCATTATCTATGGCAATACATAATGCAGTACGAATATAATCTTGAGATGTAGATTTGTAACAAGTAGTGATTGCCAACGAAACAATTTCCGTACTTCCATCTACGTCTATTAGAAAAGAACGATATGGACCTGAAAATACGCCGCCTGAGTGATTTCCATAACTTAAAATTCGAACGCCATAATCTTGTATTAGTTTGAACATACCGTAATCGCCTGTTTGCATCTTAACACGATAATCTAAAAAACACTCTAAAAGGTTATAGGCAGGTAAGGCGATTTCTGGAATAGTCATGTCACTAATAAACTCGTCAATTTCTCCCGCTACTACTCTTCTTTTTAACTCTTCAAATGGCATACGTTGAGGATATTCACCCCAATCATACTCTATATATTTTCCACCAAGAATATCACGATATGTCGGTATTTCAGATAGTCTAATATATTGATTACTTTTTTCGTTGTATTTATAGCAATTAGTAGTGTAACCATTGCTCATAATTGCATAGTCTGCACCAATTTCATCACAATAATCAAAAACTTGATTTTGTGTACTTTCAGTTAGTGGAACATCAGGAGCCTTGCATTCCACTATGCATAATGGATATTGATTGCCTGAATCATCATTGCCCTTGATTATTATATCAGCCCGTCTCCTTGAATTAACACCATAATGTGACAAATGATCCTCAACAGAAATTAACTGTTCGGGTACTGAAAGTTTGTCCTTAAGAAAACTGATCCATTTTTGACGGACTGTTTCTTCTGGAGTGATTAAAATCAATCTTTTTCTAATCGGATCAAGATAGCATTTCTTTCCATCTCTCTTGTAAATCTCAGGTAGCTTTTCTTTTTCATAAGAGAAGATCATAGATATTAACCCCCTTTGTCTTGTCTCAAGTATATCATATATTTTGTGATTGGTCAAATACTTAACAGGAGGTGCTACCCATGTTTTATACCCTGATTTTAGAAAACCAATCCGGCGAACAGCTGAACCTGTCAACGACCGCCAATCAATACATGACCTCCAAAATTGAAGGTCTGAATCCGCCTGCCGGAACAGTCAGCACTTCAAGCTATGCAGGCATGAACGGCAGCTATCTCAACAATGCCTTCATCGAAAAGCGAAACGTGGTCATCTCCTTTGCCATGCGTGGCATTGGCATCGAGAAACGGCGGCATCAGCTGTATCATGTGGTCAAGCCGTCCCGATACATCAAGATCTGGTACAAGACGGCAAACATTGATGTCTATGCTGAGGGGTATGTAGAAACCTGCGAAGTGTCAAATTTCGAGCAGCAGATCAGCGGGCAGATCTCCATTCTCTGTCCGGATATTTACTGGTACAGCCGGGATATTTTCTATGCCTATTACAGCGGCATCACCGGAGCATTTCACTTTCCTTTTCCGGAGAGCGATGCTCCGTTTCCTTTGGGTGTGTACTCTAACAGCAGTTTGTTTTCCATTACCAATGACGGGGATGAAACTGGATTCACGCTGCGAATCGAAGCATTGCCCAGTGACATTCCGCAGGAAGTGGTTGCCGTGACACCGACCATCTACAACGAAAACGGAGAATATCTGCAAATCAAAGGCGATATTCTGACCGGCGATGTCATTACGGTTACCACGAAAACCGGAAACAAGACCGTCGCCTTGACCAGAAACGGCGTGGACAGCAACATCCTGAACCGGCTGGTTTCCGGTTCCACCTGGCTGACCTTGAAAGAAGGCACAAATATCTTTCGGGTCGAGGCAGTTCGAGGTGTGAAAAAGCTGCGTGTAACTTTGATGCACCGCAATTCTTATCTGGGAGTGTGAGAAATGCAGTTGGAAATTTACAGCTTGATGGCTTTGAAAGATCAGATTTCTGTGTCACTGGAAGCCATCTGCGACAGTTATTCTTCACTCTTATGGGACATTGAATTTTACCAGTGCGGCTGTTTTGAGGTGTATATCGCTGCCAGTCCGCAGAATGTATCCATCTTTCAGCGTGGCAGAATTGTGGCAAGGAGCGATGATGCACAGCACTTCGGCATCATTGAATCTCTGCAATTGGAGACGGACGCCGAAAAGGGCGATTATCTGACGGTCACCGGACGGTTTCTTGCCAGCCTGCTGGAACGAAGAATCATCTATCCCACCATCACCGCAAACGGCAGTTATGAGGACATCGTCCGCAAGGTGCTGTCCCGCAATGCGATCTCCGCCGGAATCCGCAATCTGCCCGGTTTTTCCATGGGAACGGTTTCCGGTGACTGCTGGCAGAAAACCGCACGCATGCAGGTCAGCTATGACAACATCTTAGAATGGCTGTACAGCCTTTGTGAAACCATCGGCGGTTCGGCAAATGTGCGTCTGGATGGAAATAAACTGAAATGCAACCTGTTTTCCGGAACAGACCGCAGTTTGTTTCAGGATGAAAATCCCCACATTGTGTTTTCCGATGCATACAACAATCTGCTGTCCTTTTCCTATGCTGCGGATGATGCGGTGCAGAAAAACTTCGCCTATGTGCTGGGCTGCGGCGAAGGCAATGCCAAAAAACGCACGACATTCTGTTCTGGTGCAGAGCCAACTTACCTTGACCGATATGAGGTGTATGTAGACGAGCGAAACACGGCACAGGAAGAAGATGTGACCGATGCGGAATATCTGGAAATTTTGAAAAGCAGCGGTGCGGAACATCTGGTACAGCCGAAAACGGCATCGGAATCCGCCATCGCTGCTTTTTCCACCCAGTATCAGTACAACAAGGATTACTTTGTGGGCGACTATGTGACTGTGGAACAGAAACGCTTTGGTTTGATTCAGACGAAAATACAGCTGATTGGCATGGTGGAGAGCTTCGACCAGAACGGCAGAAGTCTGACCCCGACTTTCAAAGAAACGGAGTGATATTCATATGTCTTTTTCCTATGGATTTTTTAACGCACAAAACCTCGACCGGGTGTATACCGCAGAGGATTTCACCGCATATTTGTCCAGCCTGATTTGCAACGGGATTCTGGATACTTACCGGCAGTACTTTGCACCAACGGTCAAAAATTTAGCCATTACATTCGGCACGGGCAAAGCGTGGATCGATGGACACTATTTTATCAGTGATACCCTGCATACCATCGACCTTTCTTCTTATGTAGATGAATCTCTGAATCGTTATGTAGCAATCGGAATCTACTGTGATCGTTCCACACGCACCTGTGGGATTCGTGTTCTGGCAGGTACAGCAGCCACCAGTCCAACCATTCCCGCCTTTACCAACAACAATGTGACGACTTATCTGACTTTAGCAGTTGTAAGACTGCGTGCTGGAACGACAAGTATTCTGGATTCCGACCTGACAGACTGCCGTGCAGATGAAAGCAAATGCGGATACTGCAAGTGTATTCTTGGTAAGTGCAGAGTAACAGAGATGCTCTCAAAAATGGCAGAGAATCAGGCATCTCTGGAGGAACTGCAAAAACGGCTGGATGCAATGAACAGTCAGATTTCCGAACTGCAAACCAAGGTAGATGACTTGATTGGCGGTGATATTCTAAAAAGCGGACAATGCGGTGAAAACGTCTACTATGTTCTCTATGACAACGGCAAACTGCTGCTGCGTGGCACGGGTGCAACATACGACTATACTTCTCACGATTCTGTGTTTTATCAAAACGATCAGATTAAGGAAATCGTACTTAGCAATGGCATTACTGGCTTGGGCGATTGTCTGTTCTATCATTGTGCCAATGCGAAAACGGTATCTCTGCCGGCTACACTGACCAGCATTGGCGATTCTGCTTTTGCACAGGAAGATGCTGCAATCGGCTATACCGCTGGTCTGACTTCCGTTACGATTCCGCAGGCGGTTACTGCAATTCAGTCGTTTGCATTTCAGCACACTGCCATTGCAGAAGTCACTGTGCCTGCCAACGTGAAAACATGGGGAAAGTATGTTTTCAGCGACTGTACAAAGCTGAAGATTGCCCGTATTGCGTGTGATTCCATTGGCTCTTTTGCGTTTACAAGATGTACAGCATTGTCTAGCCTTACCATTTCTGCGAATTGCAGAACCTTTGGGGAAAATATGCTGACATACTGTGAAAGTCTAACAGCCATCACATATGAAGGCACGATTGCTCAGTGGAACGCCATCACCAAGCCAAGCAACTGGATGTCCTCCGGAAAGCATTTTTACAATGACTATCTGCAAAAAATCCAGTGTACAGACGGTTATTTGGAATATGATTCTGAAAATGATGTGTGGAACGAGGTGAAAAACGGATGATGAAATTCTTAGTGAAACAGCAAAAAATCGAAGTGTTGGAGCGAGAGATCATTGCTTCTGACCAGATCGCATTTGTTTCGGTGAAGTTCGTGTTCGATGGAGCTTGGAAAACGTTGCACAAAGTGGTGCAGTTCACGCAGTGCGAAGAAACATACAACGTGGTGCTTGGCACAGAGGGAACAACCTGCTTGCTGCCTGCCGAACTGCATCCCGGTGCGGTGAAAATGAGTTTGTTTGGCTACGATGCGGAAAGCGATACCACGGTTCGAGCAACCACGGTTCCTGTCACACTGCATATTCGACAATCCGGCTTTGTGGAGGACAGTGCAACACCCATTCCGCCAACGCCGGATCTATATACGCAGCTTTTGAAAAAGCTTTCCGAGATGCAAACCGGAGCAAACGGAAAAGACGGTCGTTCTGCTTATGAAATTGCCATAGAAAACGGTTTTGTGGGGACTGTTGCAGAATGGCTGGAGAGTTTGAAAGGCAGGGATGGTATTGATGGCAAGGACGGATTACCGGGAAAGGACGGAAAAGATGGTGCAGACGGTTTGCCCGGTAAGGACGGCACAAATGGGAAAGACGGTAGAGATGGGATTGACGGAAAGGACGGCGTTTCTCCTGATTTGACAAATTATCCGGATACCGATGCTGTAAAAGCACTGGTTCAAGCTGCTGTTCAGCCGCTTTTACAGCAGACACACATTCATAAAAATCTGGATGTTTTAGATGATTTGACGGCAAATGAACTTTCCTTGCTGCGTGCTCTTCAGGAATTCGAGGATGATACAACTTACAATATCCAAACATTCCGGGAAGCCATTGCAGCACTGAATGAAAAGGCACATACCCACGAAAATCAATCCTCATTGGAGCAGATCACTGCCACTAAAATCGCACAATGGGATGGCTTCGGCACACAAATCAACGGGCTTAGCACAAAGGTTACGGTCTATTCGGAAAAGGTGGAGAACAATACTTCCAGAATCGGAACGGCAGAACGTACTTTGGAGAGCCTGCAAAAGCAAATCGACAACCTGACAAGCGGCAGAAATTACACCGTCCTGTTTCAGTCCGGACAGGATGCCATTTCGACCTATGCATCGAATCTCAGCATGATTCTGGACGGCAGCTATCAGACAATGACAGATTTTCTGGCTGCCTATCCGCAGTTTTGCAGTGCAGCAAATGATTTTGTACTATCCTATTCACAGGAGTGCTTCAACTGGGATAAGTTGGTTTTGACTGTTTGTACAAAGTCTCTGTCCTTGACGAAAAACGCTGAAATCGTGATATCCTATCAGTCGGGTTCCAGTGAAACCGGAAGTTTGTATCTGGTGCCGAAACCGCAGAAAATTGACATTCCTATTGGCGTGTATGTAAACACAGAGATTGATGCAAATCGTGCGGTTTCTCTGGATTTCCAATGGCTGCAGTCGGACACCTTTATCACCACCATCACAGAATGCACCAGCATTTCTGACGGCGAATATTACCTTGCATGGGCAGGCAGAAGCAACAATTCCCACCCGAAAATCCGATTCCTGAAAGTACTGGAGGGTTGAAAATATGATGAAAGATACCATTTGCGTGGCTGTCGGCTTGGTCGGCGGCTTTTTTACTGCCATTTTTGGCGGCTGGGACTCCGCTCTGGTGACACTGGTCGTCTTTATGGCAATCGACTTTTTCACCGGCATCATCACCGCTATGATGAAAAAATCCAAACACACAGAAA